CCTCCGCCCTCTCAGCTTCTGCTGGTGATGGTGTCCCCGCCCGTTGGCGCGTAGAGCTGTCGGGTCCCCCGCCAGCTTTCCGTCCTACGGTCGAGGTCACTTCTCGCTACAGCAAGTTCGGGAGTGGTAAGGCGAACAAAAATGTTCGCCGCATCGACCTCAAGGTCGTTGTGCCTCATTACGTCGTTGACGCCAACTTCAACTACGTTGCAGACGGCCAAAGCCTCTTTGAAGCACAAGCTGTGATCCCCCAGACCGTCCAATCGTCTGCCACTGACGATGCTGTGGCCTACTTCTTGTCGACTTTTGCCGACACGTTGATGGCCTCCGTCTTCAAGACACAAATCTCTCCGACCTAATCAGGTCGTAAAGGAGTCATGATGACGACAGCTTTCTGTAGTGGAACTACGAAGGTGTTCCTGACTTTGTGTCAGGACGTTGGGTCGCCCTTTTCACTTGAACTTGCCTGTAAAGCAAGATCAGGTGATTGGGCTGGGGTGATCTCCTCGAGAGTCGATCCTTCCCTGTACTCGGATCCCTATGTCTTTTCAAGAGATTACGCTTGTGCAGAATTTCTGCGCAAGTGTCGTCTCCCGATAGACGGATTCGACCGAAAGGCCGAAGCCCTTAATGGGTTTTGGTCTTCTGAGCGGATTTGCTCAAGTACCAATGCGGTCTTTTCCAGACTCTGTAACAACGGTCCTCTCGGACCGTCAGAGCTCGCGTTAATGGCTCTTTTAGAGCCCGCGCGAGACTGGATTAGATCCGTCCTTGGTCCTGTTCCAACTTCGTTGGAGGGCAGGTTCGGGCCGGGCGCGACTTATGGTGACCGGGGGCGTCTCACGACGATCCCTGACAAAATGTCATCTCGTTTGCAGTCAACTTCTGCGGCTTCTGACTTCCGTCAGTTGCTTGTCGGTTCCGCTTGGGACCGCGCATTATTGGCTTCTGGAAGCTCTTCTACCGAAATCGTCCGCGGGAATCGTTTTACGACGGTTCCCAAGGACGCTACAAAAGATCGCGGGATTTGTATTGAGCCTTCGCTCAATGTTTATTTCCAGCTCGGCCTCGGTCAGCGACTGAAAAGTCGTCTGTTCAATGCCGGATTAGATCTTTTGTATGGTCAAGAAAAGCACAGGTCTTGGGCCTGCAAGGCCTCCCGAGATGGGAGTCTTGCTACCATAGACCTTTCCAGTGCTAGCGACACTGTCGCCTACGAACTAGTCCGCTGGCTTTTGCCAGAGAATTGGTTCGCGCTACTCGATGCGCTTCGTTCCCCTTTGACTTACGTCGAAGGAAAATGGGTGCATCTTGAGAAGTTTTCTTCCATGGGAAATGGATACACATTTGAGCTTGAAACACTCATCTTTGCATCCCTGTGCCACGCTTGTGGCGCAGGCTCCTCCGGAGTTGACTTCCTCGTTTATGGAGACGATATTATCGTTCCCACGAACGTAGCTGGGCGCGTCTTGGGTTTATTGAAGCTTTGCGGCTTCTCCCCAAACTCCCGGAAGACTTTCATTGAAGGTCCTTTTAGGGAGAGTTGCGGTGGTGACTTCTTTAACGGCGTGAACGTACGTCCATACTATTTAAAGGAGCTACCAAATGAACCTCAAGACTGGATCAAGATGGCAAACGGAATTCGTCGATTGGTTTGTAAAAACCATAATGATTGGTTCCGTTATACTTATCCTTACCGCGCTTGGTTGCGCTGCTTGGATAACATACCATCTGATATCCGTCGGTTACGAGGTCCGAGCTCGCTCGGTGACCTCTGTATCCACGACGAAGAGTGGGAGTACTCTGTCAAAAAAGACAGACCAGGAGTCCGATACGTACGAGTCTATCGACCCGTAAGTAAAGTTCTCTCCTGGGCTCACTTCCGCCCTGATGTCGTGCTAGCGTCCGCCCTTTACGGTTGTCCTAGTTCCGGGGTTATACCTCGTGGCTCGGTGACCGGTTATAAGGTCGGATACATCGCTTACTCGTAAGCGACAAACTTTTGTTGATTCTTTAAATCAACTGGACCCCTTCGGGGATAAGTTCCTTTTGGGAACGAACCGAATCATGC